CAAGCCACGATGGGATTTAGAAAATGATGTCCTACGATTAGAGCAAATGATTATTGTTTACGAGCAAGAAATCGAACAACTGAAAATAGAAAAGAATGAACTAAAACAACAAATTCTTTTCTTAAAAGAAAAACTTAAATTGGATAGGGGAAAGGAAGATGTGGAACATTAATATAGGTAAAACATTTCATACTGTTAAAGAGTGGGATAAGAATCTTGCGTATAAGATTCAGGGTAAATTTAATTTATCTAACTATCAAATGCTTTGTCTTGCTTTTGCTAAGGGATTTGTTCTTGGTGCGTTGATACTCTAACAGAGTCAGGAAGTCCACACTGAACTAGGCAAAATTACTCAATCCATGCTATAAATAATATCAGTATGGGATTGAAAGAATCATGCCCCTGACGCAACAAAAGCATTACACAGTCGGTTATCACGATAATCAACATCATCATTTTGAAATTTGCGAGTACGCAATAAAT